CGCGTCTGAAACCGGAACCACCGGAAACTCAGTCGCTCTGGCACAGCAGCAGTACGCTCTCGCGGACGCTAGGTTTACTAATATCTCATTCACTAATCTGTCCAACAGGGTCAGGCAGTCAGAACTCCAGATGCGAGCGATCCAGAGTAACGCTCAGAACATGCTGAATAGAGCGATGCCTGCTCCGATGACTCCGATCGATCCTGTCGCTCCTATGCAACAAGTAGAAACTCCTTCAATGCTTCCGTATATCATTCAAGGAGGAAGTTCCGTACTCGGAGCGTATGCGTACCAGAATAATCTGGATGCAATGAAAGGACTCGGAACACCGGGAACTAAACAGCCCGTGACAACAGTCCAAGTAGAACACTGGACAGACGTCCTAAAAATAAATTAACTAATATCTTAAAGGTGAAATAAATGGCTAGACCACAGAACAACCCCGGAATGCCCTCGAACACCCGTTCAGTGTCAGCAAGTCCTGTTGACCTCACGGAGTTCACTGGGAATGCGGGGATGCCAGTATCTCCTACTCCCCTAGCCAAACCTCCTGCACAGCCGGATCTTCAGGCGTACAGGGACTCTCAAGCATTGGCTTCATCATTCTCTACTCTCTCCGCGACTCTAGGTCAGTATGGAATGTCAGTCGAGCGCGTGGGCCAGATGTACGAGGACTTTGGAGAAGAGACAGCGGGCCTTGTGGAGTTCCTGAAGAGCGAAGGGAAGACGTTTGCGAACGCCTTGAGTACTGATCAGATTGAAGCCTTGGAACACCCCAGAGCGATGGTAGGGGCTTCTCGTGGGACCGCTAAACTCCGAGCAAGAGAGATGGACTCGATGTTCTCAGAAGGACTCTCCGAATTGAAACTCGGTGATGGGGCGTTGGATCCAGATACTTACGCGAAAGCGTATGACTCGATGATTGCACCATATATTCAGAACTACAAAGGTCCGAGAAGCGACGTATTCTCTGCGGAGTTTCTGACGGAGGCGTCTCGACTGCGAAGCGGTCAGATGGTCAAAGCCCGTAAATGGATCAGCGATGAGTTGATTAAACAGGGCGAACAAGAAATCAACTATGAAGTGGATTCAATTCTCACTGCTGGGTCGGAAAGAGAAAGGGACTCGATCGTTGAGTCAGACCTTTATGATCCGAACGATTTGAATCCTGCCAAGGCTGCTCTCGGCAAACTGGGGTTCGCAAAGACGAAGCGGATCATTGGGGATACGGATGAAGAACACTATGAGAAGGTAGTATCAGAGGCTCAGTTGAGTCTTCAGAACTACATTGACGGACAAGAGGGTGAGATGTTCTCTCTCAGAAACGTCACGGAGATCGCTGGGAAGCGTCTCGTACAACTTGCAGCAGGAAATAGCAGGATGTCAGGGCTGGCTCAAGAACTCCTGAACACTCCTGTCGGGCCTAAGAATGGCCGAGTTGCTCTTAAAGATCACCCCGCTGTACGCGAAGCCTACTTGAACAACGAGGATAGGATCAGAGCCAATAGTGGTGATTACTCTAAACTGACTCCAGACAAACTTCATGACTACGCTAAGAACCATTCAATGGATTTTGCTATGTCCTCTGGGATGGTCTACTTTACTAATCCTGAATCGTCTACTCTGAGTACACCCCTCATTCAACATATTGAAAATTCTGTAGTTGAATACGTCGGCAGTCCTCAGTTCAAAGAGAACTTTGGGGATTATGTTCGCGTCCGTGGTCTTGATGAAGATGTACTCGTATTTAGATCAACTAACCCAGAGATAAATCCGAACGACCGTGAGATTAAGTTTGATCTAAAGAAGATTGAGTCTTCTAGTAGAAGGCATGCGTTTGAAAATACATTCGAGATACTTAAGAAACGCTACGAAGAGTCGATGTCGGATGCCCCAGAATCCGTAATAAACGCAAGGGCTATAGCCTCGTCTGCTAATCATTACAACTATATTCCTCAGAAATATATAAATCAGGTGAATGAAAGCATTGAGTCTCTCAGCGTGGTTGGGGATCAGTATTTTCAGTTACTTGCTACAGATCCGGACGCTGCACCTCCTCGAATGAAAGAGTTCATGGAGAGTTATGATCTATACCGAGAACTTTATGATCTAAATCCGAGGCTCGCTTCTTCAGTATTTAGGGGTCAAGGAAGCCTCAATAAAAATATCATGGAAGTTTACCGCTGGGGAGTAGAAGAATTAAACGGGGGAATGCAACCTGAAGACGCTTACTCAACCCTTCTTAAGAATATAACTAGGATCGGTCGAGAGGGACATCTAGAGGGCTTCGCAGAACACGCTGATGAGAGGATAAACAATCTTGTCATAAACAATAAAATCTCTCCGGGTGATGTTGAAGAGATGCGGAAAAATTACATCGCACTCCACATGTTTTATGGAGACAATCGACACAACGATAGTCTGTTTGAAGACGCAAAGAAGATGACACTCCTTCATTCTCATTTCATTGGTGGAGCCAAAATTAGAATAGACAGTCCAGAACTCGGACAGACACTCCCAATGTTGGAGAATATGTTCGGAAGTGAAGATCCTTCACGTGGGGCCGCAGGACGGTGGATACAAAACGGGATGCCGGGGATGGATGAAGTCTGGATGAAAACAAATGAGGAAGAACTTGAAAATCTAAAGAACGGAGATGACTTTATTTGGGTTCTGGATCCTCAATCAAACGGACAGAATTGGCTGCTTCAATCGACTGCCGAAGGCTATCCTCGAACCCTGCATGTTTTCACTTACAGAGAACTAGTAAAACTGACAGAAGGTTTCGATTTGCCTGAAACTACAGTCCGAGAACAAGATACTGCTTGGGAAGAATCAGCAGGATTTGATTTCCATACAGGAGGTCAAATGGACATGGGTGAAATGAACAGGCGTCTTCTTGAGCAGCAGGCTGAAAAAGGCTTGATTGCACATCCAAGAGGAATGGGAGTCACCGGACTCTCCTACCCAACCTCGCCAGAAATTGGAGATGAGCCTCGTGAATAATCAAAACAACACCCCTATTAATCCTCAAGATAATCCGTTGGCTCTTCCTTGGGCTGCGATGTTGAACACGGAGTCTCCTCAATATCGAACTAAGAGAGAGTTGGATCGAGTCTACGACAATCCAAATGAAAAACTGGATATGGGTTTCTTTGGAAAACTCGGCAGTGCTTTCGCTTATGAAACGGTGACTGGGGAAGCCATTAGAGATTACACGGGATCTGATTTTCCTGCTGACCCAAATTTTAAAGTCACGGATGATTTGATTGAGGAATACGCTTCTGATTTCCTTCCAGAGGTTCAAGAAAGAATTCGAGAGTCTGCTACTTCCTTCCCCGGATTTTTGCATGAAGTAGATGACGTAAGGATCGCGAACCGAAGGCGGGAGGCGATGTTCAGTGGAGGTGCTTGGGATCTGTTTACGGGACTCACAGCAACCATAATTGGGTCAGGATCTGAAGCAGTACTGGCTACTCTAGGAGCCGGAGCGGCTGGAACATTTGTCGGCGGACCTGTTGGAACAGTCGGAGCAGCAACAACAACAGCAGTTGGTAAATATAAACGCATAGCAAACATAATTAATTCAACTAGGAAAGGTCTTCAGGCTGGAAGTCGAGCAAGAGCGATCGCTCAGGCGGGTGCTATTACAGCGGGTGTCGATGTTCCTCTTGAACTTCTTCGATATCAACTCGATAAGTCTCTAACTAAAACTGACCTCCTTGTTGCTGTTGGAGCAAGTGCAGTCTTGGGAGGCGGACTCGCCGCTTGGAAGCCCGGACTTTATAGTAAACCTATTCGAGAGATGATTGATGACTCCGTCAAGGAGGAAGCAGCAGTAGCAGCCCGAAAGATCGGCCAAGATGATATTGCTGAAGAACTAAAACTTACTCCTAAGAAAGTCACTGTCGTCTCAGATGAAACTATTCTTGATGATGTTCTGAAAATGAGTACTACCGACCTTCGAGCAGAAGCAGCACGGAGAGGAATAGATACAAGAATTAAAGGTCGGTTCAGGAAGGGCGATGACATCCGGCAAGACATTGTCGATGCAAGGCGTGCTGATTCTCCTAATGAGGAGATCGCCGTTCGCCAAATGGAACGAAATCTCGAAGGATTGCAGACGCCTGCTCTTCGTAAGAAAGCGAGGGACATGGGCCTCACAGTGAAGAAGGCGGCCAAGGCTCAGACGATTAAAAAGATGATTATGGAAGCAACTCGTCAAGCAGTTAGGACGGGGCGTCTACAGACTATTAAGAAGGTACGTCTCGGATCTAAACTTATTGGGAGACAGGCGAGAACCGCAGCAGGAGGAGTTTCAAGAAAGATTGAATTTGACACTTCGGTTGAAAAGGGCTTGTACCGTCTTGGGGGATCTAAGAAAGATTTCGAGGGCAAGAAAGAACTCGTCGCTGCTTTGAAGGAACTTGGAATTGATAATCCAGAAGCACTCGGCAAGGAACTAAGGAACGCCGTGAAGGCCAAGGTCAAAGAGATGGGTGCTGTAGAAGGAAACGTCAGAGTCAAATCTGAGGAACTTCTCGGAAAATCTATTATCCCAAGGGAAGCCGACCGTCTTCGGATGGAAGTTGATGAGGATCTATTCCAACCTCCTGCCTCTAAAGTAAAGAAGACTAAGAAGGAAGAGACCGGAGAAGAACCTCATCCAATCTCAGACGAACCTGAAGTAATAATGGTTCAAGACGGTAAAGAAGTTTCTAGAGGACCGATCCCGGCTGTTGACGGAGAAGTCATTAACGTAGCAGCGAAAGACTTGGGGTCTGACGTACTTACTGAGGGAGCAGGAACGGCCCTAGCCAAACAGGTATCAAGGACTACAATCCCCGGCCTCCGGTGGGTGTCTGATCTACTCGCTAGTTCCTCTCAGATTCTTAAAGGAATGAACTCTCCTCTTATTAGGGATTTTGCTTCAGTATTCGCTGAAGATCCGCTCGCTGGAGGTAAGAATCTTGAGACTATTGTGATGACTAACAGAACGAGGGTCATGACTAAACTCATGCGTCCAGTAAGTGCGGCTCGGAAGAAGGCTATCGCAGCGGGCATGAATAAAGATGAATGGGATCAGACAGTCACTCGTAGACTCACGGCAACCGATATGATTGATAAGTCCGGAGGGTCTCTTGACGAACTCTCTTCCATCGAATTGTCTCGTCTAGGATTTAAAGGAAACGCTGAAATCGATGAGGCTGTTGGGGAAGCCGTTAAAGCACTCCAATCTTTTAATAAGAGCCTCGCCAAATACGCTTCCATTAATGGCCTGCTCCCTGACATCAAAGTCCTCGACCCCTCTACATATTTTAAGCGTATTTATAGGCACACTAAGTTTGCAGAGTTTGAAGAAGAGGAGATCATTGATTTCTTTACTGAGGCCATCCTAAAGAAGACTCCTGCGATGTCGAAAGGCAAGGCAGGACTCCTCGCGGAGCGTATTACTTCTTTCGGCAAAGATCCGACAGCACATCGATCGCTTCGAGATACTCAGAAATTCATCGAAGGAATACGAGAAGACTTGATCACTAGTAAGACTGGGAAGTCGAAGAAGGAACAACTAGGATTGAGTGATGATGACGTCGAAGACGTTATTGACATGATTACTCAAGAGGTTGCCGGTGAACCTCACGTTCAAGGATTCAGAAAGAAGAGAATTGATTTCGATGAAAATTATGTTGGCAAGATCGCCGGGAATGAAGTTCACATCGATGAGTTCTTAAATCGGAACATTCTCAAAACTACTTCTCAATACTCACATAATGTCCTCGGGGCTGTTGAGATGAAGAAGGGAATGGAGAGAGTATTCGGGAAGACTATCGGAGGCGATGCCGCTAAACAGAGGCTTGCTAAAGCCGCTGAAGAATCAGGAGATGACAAACAATTTGTAGAAGATGCTTTCGATCTCTTCTATAAGAGAATTCTTGGACAGCGTCTTTATGATATCAGCCCCAGACAGACGAAGTTTATCCTCGGAGTTCAGTCATTTGCGGCTGGGACGATGGGACAACTTCTAGGAATTGCTCAACTTCCTGAGATCGCCAGTGTCATGATGAGGGCCGGTATAACGAACGCTCTTGAAGCCTTCCCCGGACTGAAGACTCTCAGCGATACGATCCTCATGGGAGTGCGTGGGGAAGCAAGAGGAGCAGACGGACAACTTATGGACAAAGTCATGTCTCAACTTGAGACCTTCGTGGGGTGTGGCTCCGACAGGCTTATTGATGACCACCTCCTCCGACGTCTGGATGACATGGGAATTGACGATGATGTAATGGGTGGAGTATTAGGGAAATTCCTTGAGATTGGACGAAACGTCTCTCTTTTGAATCCTTTAGGAATCATGCCTATGGACACGTTCCTCCGAAGGTGGTCAACCAAATCTCACTTCCAGAACTTTGTCAATGAGGCGTACAAACTGAAGAACGGAAGTCCCGCCCTCGTCGATAACTGGTGGAGGAAGGGTAGAACTAGATTCAAACAGATCGGCCTGACTGATTCAAATATCGATCGAGTCATGAAGGCTCTCGCTGATCCCGATGTAATTAAAGTCAAGCAGGGTGTATTCGGGAAATACAAAGTGATGGACATTGACTTTACTAAGGTGAAGGATCAAGGTGCTTACGACCTTCTCGCTCTCGCCATGAGACGGGCAGTGGACAGCACAGTTCAGCGTCAGTCGGTTGGAGAACTTCCTCTCTGGATGAGTAAACACCCTCTCGCAAAACTCTTCACTCAGTACAGGGTATTTATGATTGCCTCAAGAGGTAAACAACTTGCTGCGGGCATTGCCCGAGGGGATGTATCTGAAGCAGTAAATCTTGTTGGGTCTATGGGCCTTGGGTATCTGGGTTATTTGGCTTTGACCTACGGAAGGTCTTTAAACGTTAGTGACGAAGAAAGGGAAAATTATCTCGCAGAAAAACTCTCAGCAGAAAATAGTTGGAAGTCAGCGATTATGCGATCCGCATACTCTTCAATTCTTCCGATGATCATCGATAGTGTCGGACATAAACTTACAGGAGAGACAGTATTCTCTAGTTCCGGAAGAACAACCGGACAGGATGTCGGAATTCTTGGAGGAACAGTTCCATTCACTGTGCTTAAGAACCTGTCAAACACCTTGGGTGAGACTATTCGACTTGGAGATCCTTACTCTAAGAGGGACGCTAGAGATACGATGCGTCTTATTTGGGCGACACAAATGCCGGGAGTGAATCAACTCGGTAATTACCTCATTAATAAAAGCAACCTTCCGGAAACGGATAGAAGGAGATAACTATGGCTTACGGATACATTGACTTTGGAACAGCGGGGGATCTCAGTGCAGAACAACTGACAGGAGTATTCTCTGGACTGACATTGGATTACATTAATACTGCGGATATTTACGTCGTGCGAACAACAACCGCAGGAGTGCAGACTACGCTCACATCCGATCAATTCACGGTGACGACCTCACCTACCCTGACTGTTACGGTTAAGAACGCAGCAGCGGGAGGTATTGACCTTGCTGCTTCAGATCTCGTTCGTATTGGACGGACCACGAGCATCGATGCGTTGACTAGGACGTTTACGGATGGCTCGGTTCTCAAAGCGGATGACATTAACACTCAGAACAAGCAACTCCTGTTCGCTACCCAAGAGAATATCGACGGTGGTGTAGGGAGTCTTCCTATTGATACTGATGGTAAGTATGATGCTGGTGGTAAAATCATTAAGAGCCTCGGCTCGGGCAATGATGCTAATGATGCTGTTAGTCGTGGTTATGTCGATGGACTGACTCTTTACGGAACAGGCACTACGACTCCTCAATCTTGGACTCATACAACTGCTGCTGGGGATGTCAGCGGAACAGACAGGGCTTGGACGCTTACTAGTCCTACTCCTAACTCCACGAACGATGAGATGTATCTCGTGGAAGTTGGAGGTGTTCTTCAGACTCCATCGGATTACGACATCACGGAGGTCGGAGGAACTTACACGATCACGCTGCTTCAAGCGTCTTCTACTGGTTCCGCTCCGATAGCCGACGGGGTCGCCGTAATCGTCCGAAACTTCGGTGTCTCAAGGCACGTCTTTAAGCAGCCCTTGAAACCGGACAGTGCGTCGAACGTCGCGTTGACGGTCCAGAGGCTTACCTCAGACGCCGGTCACTCTAACCTCCAAGAGTGGGTAGATGAAGCCGGTACGCCTAATGTCCTTGCTTCAGTTGACAGAGAAGGAAGTGCCGTCTTTAAGAATCTCAGCCTCACTGGAGTTATCAGTGCTACTGGTGGAGATCTCTTGACTATTCGTCAGATCGTCCCGTTCACGGACAACAATCACGAGAATGGCTCACTAGCAAGCGGAACCACCCTAAGTACACGTAACGGCGTAGGTCTTTATGTTTCAATCCAACCGAAGTCTGCTTCTTCAAAACTTCTGTTCATCGGAAGAGTAGGGTGGTGGAATAATACCGGACCTCAGAGATCACATTTATGGCTTTACAAGGATGCTACTAATTCAGGTGTGAATGATGCGATTCTAACTGGCGGATCAGATGTGGCTGGGTCAAAGCATCACGGAGATGCCGTAAACTTCGGGATGGTGACGATGTTTCATCTCCTAGACTCCCCCGGGACGGGGACTTACACATACGATCTTGCTGTGGGGTCTGGCAATTCTGGTTGGGAAAGATATGATCAGTTTGATGGCGGAGCCAGTGATAATGATGACATAACCCGTATGTGGTGCATCGAACTTGGATAAACATTAATACTATTCTCCTTACATAAGGAATCTACAAGTGGCTACTAGAGTCAATTCAGATATGACATCAGGTGTCGTCAAAGAAACTGCTAAAGCGTCTAAGACGGCAACCTCAACCTCAGCGGCTAAAGAAAACGAAGTCGTCCAGTTGAACTCCTCAGGGAAGATCCCTCCGGCGTACTACGATGGTGGGTCGAATACCCCTAGATTTCTCGCGTATAAAGGCAGCGGTTATCAGGGATACGGAACGAGTACGACCGCAAAAGTGACCTTTGATACGGAAGAACACGACTCTGACTCCGCTTATGACACAAGTCAGTCTCGCTTTACAGTCCCTACAGGTGAGGCGGGAGTATATCTCTTCGGTTTTCGTTTGGCTGTTCAAGATGTAGGATCAGACCTAGCGGCGCAAGTAAGTGGATATAAAAATGGGACGGGCGGAACCTTGTTATCCATTTTTACTCTTCACAACCAACTAGCGTCTACATCCAACGTGGATGGGCAGGGGACATTCGTAGCCACACTAGCCGAAGGTGACTACGTTGAAATGTATGTGACTACTCCTGCTACCTCTGGGGCTGGCGGTGCTGGGCTTGCTTATCAATTCTTCTACGGATTCAAACTTCTTTAAAAACCAACCAAGGATAGAACTATGGACAATGAAATACTGATCGCCCTCGGGCGTCTTGAGGGAAAGGTGGACGCCCTCATCACACGCCAAGCGATCCATGACGAGGAACTCGATCGCCACGATAAGAGGCTTCGAGAACTCGAACAGTCCAGAGCATGGATCCTTGGAGCCGCAGCAGTCATAGGGGCTATTGCCGCATTCCTCGTAAATATGATTGGAGACAGATTTAATGGATAAGAAAGACAAGGTACTTAGTAACCTCCATGAGGCTGTCGCAGAAGAACTCCTCAGGCGTGTCCTGTCAGGAGAAGCGAATGCGGCTGACCTAAACGTCGCCCGTGGTTTCCTGAAGGACAACGGTATTGATGCGACTGCTGACCAAAGTGAGCCGATGGCGAACCTCGCGAAGTCTCTCCCCTTTAATATCGAAGATGTGGCTTAGTGACAAACCTACAAGATCAACTCATTGACTTCCGAAACTTCCTGTTTATGGCGTGGGATCACCTGAACCTCCCAGACCCCACCCCTATTCAGTACGACATCGCGGAATACATCCAGAACGGTCCTAAGAGACGGGTCGTCCAAGCGTTTCGGGGTGTCGGGAAGTCTTGGATTACTTCTGCTTACGTCTGCCACCAGTTGATGTTGGACCCGACTAAGAACATTCTCGTCGTATCTGCTTCAAAACAACGTGCGGATGACTTCAGCACCTTTACGCTGCGTCTAATCACGGAAATGCCGGTTCTGAAGCACCTCAAACCAACGGAATCTCAGAGGAATTCCAAAATCGCATTTGATGTCGGTCCTGCACCGGCCTCCCATGCTCCCTCAGTCGTATCCAAAGGAATTACGAGTCAGATCACGGGGGCTAGAGCGGACCTGATCATCGCGGATGATGTTGAGTCCTTGACGAACTCCCAGACCTCGACCATGAGGGACAAACTCAGCGAGGCGATCAAGGAGTTCGACGCGGTCCTGAAGCCTGACGGGAACATCCTGTTCCTTGGGACTCCCCAGACAGAGGCTTCTATCTACACGACCCTCCAAGAGAGGGGTTTCAAGAACCGGATCTGGCCCGCAAGATACCCAAAGACGAGTCAGATCAAACGGTATGGTGACACCCTCGCCCCTAACATACTCCAAAAACTGGAAGAAGACGAGGAACTCCTCGGTCAGCCC